TACTTGTGCAAACGTAGCTGCGCCTTCGCTGGGTGCTGAACCTTCAGCAACGAATGCTGAGTTGGTTACAGAAGCACTGAGCTTAGGAATAGCAACATCGCCCTTCAGACCCTGCATTACGCGAGCACCCAAAGAAGTGATAGTCAGTCTAGCGTATAATGCTTCGATGAACTGGTCTGCCAAATGGTCAGTGCCAACCAAGAACCCACCTTGGCTATCAGTTCCAGCAGTTTGATCACGTTGGCCCCAGTTGATGTTAGCAGGAAGGTAGAAGCCTCGGGCTTCTTTGCCAGAACGAATTGCAATCTCGTCTGAGATTTCACGCTCATAGCCAGCTTCACGCCAGTCACCAGATGAAGCAGCTTTGATAGCTCGGATCAAGCTATACTCACGCCGCTCACTTTTCGCTACGTCAACGACAGCAGCAGGCGTTTGTAAAGGCTGATCATTTCGCATGGCTTCAAGAAGCTCGCCACGGAATTGCTCAACGGTTACACCGCGTTCAATAGCTTTTTCAGCTAAATCACGCTGATTGTGGTGCTTACCCAATGCAATGATCTCAGACACAGATGCTAATGCTTCTGCCTTGGCTGACTCACTGACTTGGCGCACATCGACTTTAGTTTCTTCAGTCATAGTTTCCACCTTATTAGTGTTTAGAGTTTTTTCTGAGGATCGACCAACACCAACAAATTTTGAGCTATCAGCAGGGATTGAAACAATCGATGCTTCCATCGGTGTCCAGCTTGCCCTGTAGTATTCTCGACCTTCATTGTCTTTGGCGCGAACCAGCTTTTTGACGCTATATCCGACAGAAATATTCTGCTTAATACCGGATTTCACGTCTGCAAAAACCTCTTGAGCCAAGGCTGAATTGCCAAATTCAACCAACGCAACGGTGCGCCGATGCGTCTCGTCAAGGTAAAATGATCGCACCACACCTATCTGTTCATCCATTTTATGGTTGTTCAAAAGGGGCGCACGACCTGAAGCCATAAACTCCATGTCTATGTCTTCCTTCTTATGGCTTAAAACCTCTAAGCCAAAATCACGTTCGACTGGACTTTCGCTAGAAACTCCAATCCGAACAATTCTTTTTTCTTCATCTATAGCACCGTGAGAAAGGTCAACAGTGCGATAGACCATTTCAGAAGCCTTGCTTCTTTCGATATCTTCAGCCATCGCTTCATATTCAGCGTCTTCAGCTTGAACCTCATCGACGATTTCGACTTCTTCGCCTGTATCAGCCTTAGCCAATTCAATGATGAATGAATCTTCTGTTTCTTCCACATTAACTATATGTCGTTCCATGTCTTTCACCTCGTCAGTCATGGGTATATTATCACTAATGTCAATCAAATCCGATGATCTTTCATCGTCTTTCATTTGCTCAACCAATCTTTTTGACCAGCTAAAACCAGCATCACCACCCCAAAGCGCCCAAGCTATCCTACCATTCGACGGATAGCCTTCTTCGCCTTGGTTAAAACCTTTGCCCTTCTTGTCTACTTCATGCCGTGAAAAGAATGAATACATCCTTTTTACCGTAGAATCTGACAGGTTCTTTCCGTTGACGATATCTCTAGCGCGAGCAATCCCGACTTCAGTACCGCCACGACCAAACTCACGCCGCCAATCAAGACCGCGCTGCGCGTCTTCTTTCATGCCTTCAGTCGGAGTCGGCATCATCGCTTCCTTGAATGTCTGCGTCTACCGGCATCTTCATTCCAAACGGCTGGAACGCTGTCTTCACGCCATACTGAGTAGCAAGTTTATCTTCGCGTTCGTGCTGCTCAAATAGTTCTTCAACATCGCGCCCATAGTTGGATTCTATGTCTTGATACGTCACTATGCCATTCTGAAGGCCAGCGATGTTCGCCATCATTTCTTTCTGCGGATCAACCCAACCCCAAGACCTTGGGATATACGTCACGCCATCGGCAAACTTGTCGTATTTCTGGATAGGAAGATTGATGCTTCTCGTCATCGCGTTCTTCAACCAGCTTCGGAATACCGGCTCGATGAAGTGTTCAATCATGAACTTCTGAAGCACCCTGTACTGATCACGATCCTCTAAGCTGCCAGCCCTTAGTGATGAATAATTTACACTGGATAAGTCGTTAGAAATGCTGTGATAACTTATGTTCAGACCTGAAGCGATGCTTCTAAGAACAGCAGTTGAAAAACTTTCAAACGCTGTCGTCGGATGTGCTACGTCAAAGGCTTTAAAGTCCATCCCAGCAGGGAGCTGCTCAAATGTCGCCGGTTCAGCATAAGTGATAGGCGTATATTCGTCTTCAACATCATCGCCAACGTAACCATCACCCGCTGGACTTGTAAAGAATCCCATCTTCGCGCTTGCTACTCTAGCAGCAGTTATTTCTGCTTCGTAATACCCGTTCAGCATTTTGATATTGCCCATGACCGGAGCCACGAAAGGATAACCGCGAGTCTGTTCTGGGCGCTGACGCACGAAAGCATGAATGATTTCTTCAGCCGGTACGCGAATCGTTTCATTGTTCTGATTCAAACCCAAGTCGTTGGGATGGTTTTTATAAAGATGATAAGCAACAGGCTTTCGGTTCTGATCAATCTCGACCCCCATCACCACCCGATTTCCGTTAATGTAGATTTCATTCTTGGTTTCGTTCAGATGATCAGCTTCTAAAAACTCGATCTTATAACCAAAGTCACTAACCGGATCTGTAATCTGACGAATGATAACCTCACCGTCACGGGCTAAGGCTTCGATGAACAACCGCTGACAGTCGATCAAAGACATCTGTCCATCAACTGTACAGTTGCCCTTCTTAGACCACTTACGCCACGCCTGTTCAATAGTCGTGTTCGCGACCGCATCAAGACTACCGTCTGCGTCTCGTGATTTAGCATTAACCCTGATGCCGTTATGGCCGACCACATTAGAGTTCAGCAAGTTCAAATATCTAGCAACATAGGCGTCGTTTCTTGACAACTCCCTGCTACGATTTCTTAACGTCACAAGGGCTTGTTTTAATTCCTGATCAGCACTAGCTGAAGAACTAAAAAAGTCAGCGAATAGCCGACCACCTTGAGCACCTTTGAATGATCTTTGCAGCTTGATCTGCTTGCGAACTTCTTTCTTCTTGAATGGATTCCAAGCCATCAGAATCTTACTCCGATTAGATTGCCGCTAGGCTTCTTGTTTCTGATTCGGGCTTTCTTGACTTCTTCGTTGTATTCCGCTCGATAACGATCCCGAACCGTGAATAATTCATCGATAGACATCCTAGAAAGGCTTCTGCCAGCGATGCTGAATGAACTTTGATCGATAGTCGCCCTGTTCTCAATAACGGCCTGAACCGCGTCTAGGACTTTCTTGGCATGGGTTCTCAGATCTGCATTGGTGTCTGCATAGTTGGCGACCAGCGTAGAAATGCCGCTATCTACTGCGACACGTTCAGAATCAGAACTTCTTGTGATGTAAGCGAACCACTTGTATTGATGCGCGTTATAAGCCGCCGTTGTGGATGAATCGACTTCGACAATATAGGCAGTAGTCGTTTCCGTTGCCGTTATGGTGAATTGATGATTACCACCACCACCCGTATCACAGTGGAATTCGTACGTTAAAGCGTACTGGTCAGTAGGGTAGTCGGTGACTAAATCAGGTCTTTTCCAGACCCATCTATCACCTACAACAAGCGTTTCAGGCTCTTGCTGTGGGTAATTCTCACGATCAAAAAGGTTTGCCATTTTATCGCCATGCGTTGATGTAGTTCTGTCGTTGCCTACGCTGAACGGGCCGTCTTCTTACTGGCTCGCTTTGTTCAGGTTCTTCAATCTTCTTTGGTTCTGCTGATTTTGCCTGAATCCGTTCCGCAATGCTATTGACATTCGCATTGATTATACTATATGCGGCCAAACTGTACACCATGCAATCTAAAGCCTCATTCCTTGGGCGAATCTTTTGGAAGACCCGCTTCTTGTACCCCCTAACGAATCTAGTGACGATCTTCTCCGCTGTCAGTTGTCGAAAGTATTCATCGTTTAACGTGTCTGAAAAATGCACATAGCCAGCACCTTCTTCTTCGATTCTAAGCCTTGCGAAGATCAAATCCTTAACCGTATCAACTCCGACCGGAAACAACCGACATTTAACCGTGTTATTTCTTGAAGGCTTGCCAGCTATGGGCTTGCCTTCACCACCTACACCCTTGATAGCAAATACTCGACGACCAAAGTTTTTGTTCGCGTACTGATAAACCGTGTTCGTGAAGTGACCACCTGAGTCAATAGCCGTAGCCCTAACAGCGATTTCACGGCCATCTTCTGTTTCAAATGTTTTTGAAATCTGAGTATCTAATGCTGTCCAAAGCTGTGGTGTAGAAGGATCGCCATACATAATCTCATGATCAAGCACCCATGATTCTTCGTCTCGACCAATCCCCAGAAACGTGATTTCAATTCTATCGTCCTGTACGTCAGCCCCAGCAACGACCATGACCACGCCTTCAGGAACTTGATTAAAGTGTTCTTTTCTTTGCATCAGGTTTAATTCATCGACGCTTTCACCTTCGTCTTCCCAGACCTCACCCAAGTAAGTATTCGTCCAGACCTTTAGCTGTTCTGGGTTTTTCTTAACCGCCAAAAATTCTCTAACTCCGTCAGCTAGTGGAGTCCACGGTGAATATAACCCTGAAATCTTGAATCCTGCGATGCCTTTGAAGTCTTCACTAGCAGACCAACGACCGTTCCTGATAGACCATCTTCTATCGGCATCAGACCATAGCGTACCGCATTCGTCACAAAGGTATTTAGCCGTGTCAGGATCTTCATCAGTCCACCTGACGTTAGGCCATTTCAAGACCTGTTCGTGATCACAATGCTTACATGGGACATAATATTCACGCTGATCAGACCCTTCATAGGCATCTTCAATTCTGGAAACGCCTTTGATCGTTGGCGTAGATACCATGATGATCTTACGATTCCAGAAAGTTGACGTTCGCTTTTTACCTAGATTGACTGGATCACCTTCTGATCCTGCTGATGCAGGGAATCTATCGACCTCATCTGCGAGCAAAATCCTTATCGGTCTACTGGCTAATCCTGCTGGACTATTAGCACCGACCAAAGAAAGACTGCCTGACGGAAATATCTTGTGAAGGGTAGTGTTTCCTGAATCCCTAGCCCTTGGGTCTTTGACCTTACCCTGAAGGCATGGTGTAGCCCTTAACAGACCGTTAGCGATTCGGTCTTTACTAAACGCCTGAGCCATTGATTCAGTCGGTTGCAGCATCAGGATAGGACAAGGATCGTGATCGATGTGAAACCCGATGATGTTCAAAAGGGCTTCTGACTTGCCTAGCTGCGCCCCAGCCATGACAACGACTTCTTTAACTTTAGGGTCAGAACAAGCGTCCATAATCCCGCGCTGGTATTCTGCTCTGGATGTATACCACTGCCCAGCCTCGGAGCTGGACTGACTATCTAACTTTCTATTTGAATCAGCCCAAGAGCTAACCGTGAACTTCGGCGGCGGCTTCAATAGCTTCATCCCATTGAATAGGATTGCTTTCGCTTTCGACGTTGTTTCCATAACTGGCAAGCTCTAATAATGTCTCATCAATGAATGACTGTAGAATATCCATGATGACGTTGGTTTCCGTTTCATCTCTAATCAATGGCGCTGCTTTTGATGGGATAGATAAAATCTTAGACTTCATATCTGAAAGTATTATTTCCCATTCTTTTGCCACCTCTTCGGTTGCGACTAATACATCGTTCAAATGGTCTAGTTCAAGCTGCGCCTTATCTGCCTGTATTCTGACCAACCTAGATTTCTCAAGTTGATAATCTAATGGCTGGGCAGTATTGCCAACCATTCTTTCTTGAAGATACCGGATATAGCCCTGAACGGCCGGTGCTAACTCATAACGGTTCCTTTCTGTTTTAGGAATAACGCCTTCTTTGACAAGCTGTTGAACCCTGCGTTCCGTGAGTAATAATAACTTTGAAATAGTGCTTACTGGATAAGTCGGGGTTCCTGCTTCACTCATCATTAACCTTCAAGCCGTTAAACTTTCTACCGTCTTCATGAACCGCTTCTTTGCCAGTAAAATCCTGCCAGCGTTTGATAATGACATCGCAGTATTTAGGGTCTAGCTCCATCAAATTGGCACGCCTGCCGACCTTTTCACAGGCGATTAGGGTACTGCCGGAGCCGCCGAAAAGATCTAGCACTAAATCATCCGCTTTCGCGCAGGCTTTTACATGGCCTTCAATCATTACTACCGGCTTTGGGGTAGGATGCCCTACATTGCTATCTTCATGGCTCTTTTTGTCGTGTTTGTAGACAAAGCAATCATCCATATAATTTTGCTTCGTTATTCTTGGTGAGCCTTTGGAAAAAACGCAGCAAGGCTCAGTTTTGTTAATCCAAGCTCCATGCGGGAAAGATATTCTGTTGGACTTATACATCGTCACCAAACGAAAAAACTTCCAAGGCCCGTCAAAATTCAAAAGATGAAACTTTCTTGGGCTTTGCCACGCAAGCAAAAAACAATCACCCTTCGTCACCAAGTCAGCGCAAGACTGCCATTCAGAATTAAAATCCTTCATTTCACAATCATTTAGGTCATCGTTCTTTATCTTATCGCCAGACTCACTTTGAAACTCAATCCCATAGGGCGGGTCAGTAAACACCATGTCGGCCTTTTGCCCAGCCATAAGTTTGTCCACGTCATCAATACTCGTACTATCCCCACACATCAACCGATGATTGCCTAGAATCCAGATGTCTCCTTCTTTCGTTATGGGCTCGTCGGGAACTTCAGGCACATCATCTTCATCTGTCAACCCGTCAATCTGTTCAGGAATTAACAGTTTACTTAACTCATCGTCATCAAATCCTGTTAGCGATAAATCAAAGCCGTCATCGTTTAACTGACCAAGTTCTAGCCGTAAAAGCTCATCGTCCCAGCCAGCATTTAACGCCAGCTTATTGTCCGCGATAATGTAAGCCTTCTTTTGAAAATCGTTTAGGTGGTCTAATCGGATGCAAGGCACTTCGGTTAAGCCAAGGCGCATCGCTGCTTTCATTCTGCCGTGACCAGCGATAATCATGTTGTCTTTATCGACCAGCACCGGATTGGTGAACCCGAACTCTTTTATGCTCGCAGCCACCTGTGCCACTTGCTCATCGGAATGAGTTCGACTGTTGTTTGCGTAAGGCACCAAGCCTTCAATCGGAAGCATTTCAATCGCTGGTGAAGTTTTCTTTTTCGTCATGATTTCCCCGTATCAACGAAACGAATGATTTATTTCTGTCGCTAGGCGAAAGCCGCGCTCGCGAATAACC